TATATAACAAAAGGATTAAATTGCACAAGTGATGCTGATTGTCCAGGTTGTTTACCAGTTTACAAAGAACCTAAATATAAAAATAAAAACATCAAAGGACAAGATGGTGTTGGAAAATATGGATTTTACCAACCTCAATTTTTAATATTAACAAAAGATATTGGAACACAAGCAAAAATATATTCAACACCATTTTCAAAAACAAATTTAGGGTTTGATTTTTGGAAAGGTTCAAGTGATTTTTCGGTTTCAGAAAAACCTGTAGCATCCAATGCTTATTTAAGTAGCCCATAAAAGTGCAGCATTTCCTGAAATAAATGTAACAATATTAACCCGTTCTTCAAAAACATGTAAATCAAAAGTGTATTGATATATTTGCCAATTTGATTTATTAATTCCAATAATTTCTCCTGTATTTGAATCACAAATGGATAAACTTTGAGCTAATAAATTAAGAGGTGGCGTTATTGTTGTGAATTCAAATTCAATATTGTTGAATCTTGATAAATTCATTGCACCACTTGGATTGACAAGTTTAACATCCGTGTTTAAACAAAAATTATAACAATACAACCCAGGAGGAGCAAAAGAATTCGTTCGAACATATTTTTCAATATAATTGTATATTCCAGCAGGTTGAATATTTTCCCGATAAGAACCATCTAATAGAATACCTAAATCAATAAGGATACTTTCAACATTTCCAGTATTGTATAAACTTGTTGTATATAAATTTGTTAAAGTTCCATCTAAATTAATACCAGGTCCTATGTTGCTTGTTGTTAAAGAATTAGAAAAGAAAAACGGTTCTGAACCATTAAAGGGTGCTGGACAAATATAACAGGGAGTGGAACTATTATAAGGAAAATTCGTATAATTGCTCCATTCGTTTCTTAGATTGGCATCGGATCTTTGAAAATAAAACATCCAGTTTTTTACCATTCCCAAAGATTGTAAATCAATTTTGTTTGTTCCAAAATTGTTGTAAAAAATAGTTTCTTGAACTTGAGTAATAAGATATTCTTGTTGTTGAGTTGCAAAAAGTCGTTGTTCGTCATTGGATAAAAAAGCATAAGTGCAATTTAAATGAATGTCGGCATTCCATATATCTCTTTTATCTATATAAGAATTAAAAGTTAAACTGGTATCAGGCGGAGGTTGCAAAAAACGATACATTTGCATAAGCGGTAAATTAAAGTTTGGGGCAACATAAGGATAATTATTATTGGGGTTATAAATATCTCTTATAACAAAAAGTTGATTTATGGGTCGAAAAGTAACATAAATATGCAACTCGTTGTATTGTAAGCTGACAAGAGGAAAGGCCAACAAAGAATTAAGAGTGAACCAAACATTCATGGGAATATAAATAGTTCTTCCAAGAATAGAAGGTTGTGGCCCAGTTGTATCAGGAGTAAAATAAGCATTTGGGTAATTCCCCCCATTAGAACCATAATTTGATGGATCAACAAATTGAGGTATATTTCCACTCATCGAATTGTATAAAGCTTTTTTTTGTCCTAGCCAATCTCGTTGAACTAAACTAAGAAGATAATCGCCGGAATATTGTGCAAGTTGTTGGTTTCCACAATTAATTGTAATTTTAGAAATCATCTTGGTTCCAATATTTTCAATCCATTTAAATTCATAGGGAATCCAAGATGAATTAATGTTTTCATCTTGAGGTGGTAAAACAGGAGACCAAATATTTGGTAAATTAACAGAAATGTATGTATCCATTAGAAGGTCAGCATATCTTAAAATTTTAAAATCAAATGTGGATTCTTCATTGAGTTTTAATGATTTACTTCCTTCAAAATCTAAACGAAATTTTTGAAGACCAAAGTTTGTATATTGAGCGTATCTAGATTTGAAAAACGATTTTTGGGGGTTTCCATTTAAAATAATATTCCCTTGACCTTGAGAAACCAATGACATTAAACCTCCAGCCATAGTATACTATATACTATTTTAGTTTTTTTAATATATTATTTATTTTATAATACTATTTTATTTTTTTTGGTATTTAATAGTATTTAATAGTATATTATTTTAATATAAATATATAGAAATGGAAAATATAACAAAATCACAACAACCAATTAGTAATGTGGATTTTCAAAAAATGTTTAAAAATATGAACGATAAAATTATTTCTTTAATATTAATTTCATTTACTTTAATTATATTAATAATTTTTATTTGTTATTGGTTAATATATATTAGAAATTTAAAATCAAACGAATGTTCTTTATTAAACAATATATATTCAAAAATGAATGGAAATCTTCGTTCTATTAACTCAAATGACCCGCGTTGCAAGCATACATTAAAAGATTATTACATAAAAACAGCTTATAACTGTTGCAATGGGGGTAGTTATTCAAATGATTTTGTTGATATTTGTGTGTTAAAAGATATATTGAAACAAGGAGTTCGATGTTTGGATTTTGAAATTTTTTCAATCAATGATATTCCAGTAATAGCAAGTTCATTGTCTGATAATTACTATATAAAAGAAACATATAACTCTGTAAATTTCTTAGATGCACTCAATGTCATACAATACAATGGGTTTAATTTGGGAAATTCTCCAAATCCGAACGATCCAATTATATTGCACCTAAGATTTAAAAGTTCAAATCAAAAAATGTATGAAAATATGGCAAGTATATTGGAGAAATACAATAGTATTTTGTTGGACAAATCATACAGTTATGAAAACAATCAAAAAAATTTAGGAGATGTTCCTTTATTGCAATTTATGAATAAAATAATTATTATTGTTGATATGAACAATTCTGAGTTTTTAAAATGTCAAAATTTTCTTGAATATGTAAATATGACTAGCAATTCTTTGTACATGAGAGCATTAAGTTATTATGATGTTCAATATACACCCGATTTAAATGAATTAATTGAATACAACAAAAGCTGTATGACTTTGGCGTTGCCAAATAATTTATCAAATCCGCCCAATATGAGTGGAATTTTAGCAAGAGAAACTGGTACGCAATTTTGTGCAATGAGATATCAGTTGTTTGATACTTTTTTAGAAGAAAATGAACTTTTTTTTGACAATGAAAGTTATGCGTTTGTATTAAAACCAGCAAATTTAAGATTTAGTATAATAACCGTTGATACACCACCCCCTCAGGACCCAAGTTTAAGTTATTCACAAAGAACAGTTACATCCAATTATTATAGTTTTAATATATAAATAATATGTAATTGTATAAAATGAAATAATATAAACCAATTATATAATGAGAAAAAAATGCAAGGGTTTAACCTTCTTAGATTGTCAATTAACTATTTTACGTAGTGCTGTTGATGATGCTGAAAAAATTCAGGGACAAAAAAAACTCCAAGAACCCGAAATTAAAAATATGATTCATATACTCGAAGAGTTTTTAAAAAAAAACAAATTATTGGTATATGGTGGGACTGCTTTGAATAATATATTACCCAAAGAAGACCAATTTTATGATAAATCTTATGAACTTCCTGATTATGATTTTTATAGTAAAAATCCAATTAAAACATCCATTGAATTGTCTGATTTGTATTATAAAAATGGATTTAAAGAAGTGGAAGCAAAAAGTGGACAACATCATGGAACATACAAGGTTTATGTAAATTTTATGCCAATTGCAGACATTACTTTTATGAATGAGGAATTGTTTGATAGTCTTAAAAAACATGCTATTGTTATTGATAAAATATATTATTGCCCTCCTAATTTTCTTAGAATGGGTATTTACAAAGAGTTATCGCGACCATCAGGGGATGTTTCAAGATGGGAAAAAGTTTTTAAAAGATTGGTCAAATTTTCAAAATATTATCCAATAAAAGCATCAAATTGTAAAAAAATAAATTACAGAAAAAAAATATTTAGCAATATAGATGATGAAATTCAAAGAAAAGAAGACAAAATAAAAATGAAAGAAATTTATCAAATTATTAAAACGACTTTATTCAAAGAAGATGTTTTATTTTTTGGGGGATATGCAATAACATTGTATTCAAAATACTATAATAACCAATCAGAATTAAACTTTAAATTAAAAAATTTACCTTATTATGATGTGATTAGTGAAGACCCAGAAAAAACAGCAAACAATATAAAAAACAATTTAAATACCCTCCACATTGACAATGTAGTCATTGATAAAAAAGAAAATATTGGTGAAATTATACCTTTTCATTATGATGTAAAAGTAAATGGCGAAAGTATTGTTTTTATATATAAATCACAGGCATGTTATGGATATAATATTATTAAAATAGATGGTTATAACATAAAAATTGCAAGCATAGATACTATATTAAGTTTTTATTTAGCATTTATTTACATTGACCGTAATTACTATGATAGTGAAAGATTATTGTGTATTGCAAATTATTTATTTCAAATACAACAACACAATCAATTACAACAAAAAGAATTATTAAAACGTTTTGTAACAAGTTGCTATGGTCATGAAAAAACGATAGAAGAAATAAAAGAAGAAAAAGCAAAAAAATTTGAAGAATTAAAAGGAAAAAAACAATCAAAAGATTACAAAGAATGGTTTTTTAAATATAATCCAGATAAGAAGAAACAAAATAATAGACAAACAAGAAAAAAAACAATAAAATCAAAACCCTCAATATCTAAGAAAAAATCAATTAACAAAACAAAAAAAATCAATTAACAAAACAAAAATCAATTAACAAAACAAAAAAAATCAATTAACAAAACAAAAAAAATAAATTAACAAAACAAAAATCAATTAACAAAAAATAATAAATTTTTTTATTTATCAATAGATATTTTGAAATGTTCACTCTTATGAATAAAATACAATATAGAAAAATGGAACCTGAACCTGAATTAAACAATGTAATTCATAGGTC